ACCACTTGTTAATGTGCTTAGTAGTCGTCGCTGACCATTGCTTAGAAGTTCTATAGTAACCGTTGTCGGTTAATGATGCCACGGGTGTCTCATAACTGAAAAGAACTGACGTCCCGTTAGCGTAATCAATTTGAGTTTGATTGTTGCCAAGTTTGCGGAGTTGCATAAATGAATTCCTTTGAACTGATTTAATAATAAAATGGAAAGGGGTATTTTTCAACCCCTAGTGTGCCAGTTTAGATACTGGCACTTATTCGATCCCAAACTTCAGAGAATCGTGTAGAGTTGAAATTCTCATTCATTTCAGGATCTTCCTCAAAATCCTCATCCCATTTTTCTGGGAGATCGAATGAGTATGCGATGCAAAAAACTTCGTTGATTACTCTTAAATCTTCTTTGCTGAGATTCATTGGTTTGTTTGTAACTGATTTAATAATAGACCCCCATCAGATGAAATGGGGGTTATGTGTGCCAGTAATTAAACTGTCACATAGTCGGGTAATCCCCAACCGCCTACACCTGCCTCTTTGCGATACATTAGGCGTTGATAGATTTTGATTATCTCTGTAAACTCTTCTATCGTGAGATCATCACCTTGCCACTCTTCAAGATAATCAATATTATCTGCATCAGGTGTGCCATCTATAAAAGTTGGGCAACTGCAAAAATCTCCATCAGGTGAGATCCAGAAGTGCCTTCCTAATTGCTCTGATTGAATCATTTGAATGATTGCTTTGGTATGCCCTATTATTGCTCATATTTCAGGGCAGTGCAATACTCAGTGTGCCAGTTAAAAAAGTGTCACAAGGTCTATTGATTTCCGTGTTGGTTGGGTTATAATATGTGTATAAGAGGAAAGGAGCAGTGATGTAACTGCTAGATCAATATTCGACACTCCCCCTGCGATGAATTATTATTAGTAATATAATGAAACAAATATTAATGCCTATGTGACAGTCGACAAACTGGCACAAGGCGGGTTGCTTTCTCTTTGGTTTCTGTTATTATATAAGTATCTGATTTAATTCGGAGACCTTCTTGTGCCAATTCTTAAGGTGGCACACAGTCGCTTGCTTGTGCCAGTTCGCAAACCTGCACATCAGGCGTTGCGTATGATATGCACATGTGTTATAATGTATGTGCGTATCTAGATGTGCCTGTGCATACTTGTGCGTATCTAGTGCATGTATATGTGCATCTAGTTTGCAGTATATGAGAGAACAATCTCGAACTTAAATCTAGTTGTTATGTGTATGATATATGCAGATCTCGAACAGAAATCTCGAACTAATATCTAGTTGAGTTTCTTACTGATATTATAACACGAAAATCTAGTTGTGTCAACACGAATGAAGCACGAAAATCTAGTCGAGAATCTAGTAGAGATAAACACGAATGAAACACGAAGATCTCGAAGAGACTTTATGTGTGGATTCACGAAAAAATCGCCCCTGTGACTTGACGGATCGCCTTCCTTATGATACGCTCGCTAAGTCCACAAGACCTAGAAGATTTACACGAAGTTTATAAGAGATTTAAACAGGTTATTTAGCATCATTTTTAACCTCTAATACCTGTAAAGGATACTACCCTATACTATCCTTATAAAACACGAAGATATATTTATAAACATATTTAAAACCTATTTTTTAACATAAAGTGTATCAGGGACTACAGTTTGTACTTCATTCCAATGTCTTATTACCCCTGCACATATAACACAATTAGTAATAACATAAGTGAGTAATATACCACTACGAATAATACAAATTACATCATCAAATCTCTTTGTTTTATCATCATTAAAACTACCTAAAGCATACTTCCATACTCTCCATACCTTACCTACTATAAGCATAGTTTTTACCCACATAATCAACACTATAATCTAATGGACAATCACCTTCAAATCCATCAAAATTATAACCAAATAATTCTATATCTTTTGCCTTATATTTACTCACTAAATCATACGAATAATCACTATAAACTTTCTTATAATCATCCTTATGTAATCTCTTAACTACATCCATTTTTATATCCATATTAATCCTCTTTTGTATATCATCCCAACTCTCTCTTAACTGTTCAAAACGATAGATCTTACTTGCAATACATTTCTTATTCTCATCACAGAAATAACCTGCCTGATTACGAATAAAGAGATCATAACAATAATCTAATTCTTCCTTTGAACCATCTCTGTAACCATCATGACATTTAATAGGTAAATGCTCATACTTCTCATATCCCTCATCTCTTTTACCGCCAAATCTAAATGCACACCATTCATCAAACTCTAAGAATATACCCCAACTATTCTGACAGTAGTTCCATAGACTCCACTCTGAACTATAAGGGTTTCTTACAAATCCAAATATAAACTTGTCAATCTTATCCTCTATATCATATACTGTTGTATGTACCTCATCCTCAACTATTAGATTATGATTATCACGAAACAAATTTTCAGTTGTTGTTCCTGCTGTTTTAGGTACATGAATATAAACCCAATTATCCTTTTTTATCATCGAATAGCATACATATCACTCTGTTCAGTATAACACATATATCCCTGTTTTTCAAGTATATCTCTTAAATACAAATCATCAATATGTCGATGTTCAATCTTCATAAAGGTAGGTTTGACCGTCCATTGATACACCTCAAAGATGTCATTTTCGTGTCCTTCTACATCCACCTTCATAAAATCAATATGAGTGATGTTATACTTCTTTAAGTAACTATCTAATGTATAACAATTCACTGTCCTTTTCTCTTGGAGTAAATGCTGATTACTAGGCATTTCTAATAACTTACTTCCCTTCTGATTGACTGCGTGACTAATCCCTCTTGACCATTCTTCACCTTCACTTACACTCACATACATTTCCATCTGCCCATCATAGGAACTGATTGCACAATTTGAGACAATGACATTCGGATGTGAAAGTTTATCTGCATATTCTTTGATTGGTTCTACACAATAACCTTGCCAACCATTTTTAGATAGTGGAATTAATGTATCAAAATCACAACATCCTATCTCTACAAATGTTTTCAGTTTCTTAGTCTTCATTGGGTGTCCTCATAACGATGCTCTTGACTCTTATAACTGCTAGTGTTTATGGTCGGTCTGTCCCTCGTAACCTCGTCTCTCCTATTTCTGATATATTCTAATTCGTGCCAGTTCTCACGATTACATAAAAGTAATGAATGTACGTTCCTATGCCTCATAGGTTTCCCAGACGTGTAAATGCAAGTATCTTTAGGACGTACTGAGATTTCTATGGTAATATATTGTGATAGAGGATTCCACCCGTCCTTGATACGTTTCGTATTATTAACTGGGTCACCTTTAAAGTAAACCCAACCTTCATGGACTTGACCTAAAGGAGTCGTCCATCTAACATAATCATCAACTTGTGGTTCATACATTTCGATCTGGAATTGCACGTAGGTCTGAAGGTTTTACTCCGTCTGCCATTGCATTTTCTAATACAACTTTTGCTTGTGGTTTCGTAAGTTTAACTGCCCTTTCATCCAGCAACTCCCAACCCATTGTCCCTAGTGTTTCAACTCTATACAGTTTTTCCATTTGATTTAAGTAATAAATGCGTCAATGATACTTGATTTATAATCTCTACCTAACTCTAATTTCTGGGCTTTTTGTATCATTGGCATTATTAAATCGGTATGCCCCTGATCTATTCCATCCTCAGAACAAATTAAATTATACACTTCATCATCGTTTTCTGCAATAATTGTTAGCACTCCTCCATATTCAGAACTTGGAAATGGAACCCAATAGTCCATTATATAAACATATTTCATCTTCTCTTACGTCCTTGTTCATTGCTAAGTTGTTTCTCTAATCCAATCTTAATCGTACTCAAGGGATGATATAATGGAGACGTCCTCGCAATATAATCCTCCAAATGAGCGATATGCTCAAGTGCATAGATTAGTTTTGTTTCTTCATTCATCCTCATATCAATGTGGATTGTATAACCCAAGATAATAAACAAATGCACATACGGTAAGAACCATACATAACCCAATAAAATAGACCATCTTAAGTAAATTCAGAAATGTAATAATCAAGAGTTATTCCTAACTCTTTTGCCTTATATGAATAATAAGACTTTTGGTATTGACGATTTGCTTCACGTCGTATATAATTTAATTCTTCAACTTCAGCGTGATGCAGAAAGTCCTGAAGTAAACTCATAAACGTGGCAATCTCATCATCAGTCACTTGTTAATCCAATGTAAAGGTCTTCAACATCATCATCACCCATTGCATGAATCGCCTCTTTACAGACCATTTCATCACGATAGATACTAATCTTTTCTTCAGGTCGATGAGTGAAAAACTCATCTTCTGTAAGATGTTCCAAATGGTTATGCAATAGCGTTTGCACCATTACAAATTCTTCTTCCTTGAAAGCAACGGTTTTCATGGTTAATCCCCCCGAATTAGATAAACAATGAATCAATCTATTTAGCAACATTATAGCAAAAAGTGTTAATTTTTGCAACCTTTAGTGAAAAGGATAACCATAATGATGTTTCATATGACATTGTTTACATAAAATATCACATTTTGCCATTTCTTCTAAAACTTTAGGTCTACCATAACGACCTAACATATCAGAAACAGTTGTAACTTTTGTTGATGGATCACGATGATGATAATCTAACAGTTCATAAGTTGATTCACCACACTCTTTACAAACTTCTTTAGACTTTAATTCTTTAAACCACTCTTGATCCCTATGCTTATGCTCTAATGCTCTTTTCTTAGTCAATTCTTTATTTTTAAGATACCATCTTCTTTTGGCATCTTTATGTGCTTGAGAATCTTTATAAGGCATTGTTCACATACCTCCTAACTGTTTGTTTCAGCATAGGAGATTGAAGGGAATAACTCAAACATAATGTCCCTTACTCTCTCACGATCAAGTGAATCACCGTATCCCCAAGTTAATACAGTTGGATACTTTTCTATCTGTTTCCAGTATTCGTAAACTGCATCCTTGATTTTAGTCTTAGTACATCCATACACAGGGTAGATACCATCAACTACATTGTAGAATGAGTAGATGTAATCAATGAACTCTTCAAGTGAACTGTGCATTGTGTAACTCCTTTGGTGATGTACTTATTATAACGAATCTAAATCCCTTTTCCTGTGTATGTGTGCCACTTCTGCAACTGGCACAAACTCTGTCATTTCTTTTAATTTTGTGATAGCGTTATGTGCATCCTGTTCAGATTGTGGATCAAAGTCTAACCACATTTGCTCAAGTGACCACACTACCAAATTGTACTCGTCTTCTGTTAGTTTCATGGAATTAAATTACCCTCCTTATCATACCACTCATCAGTCACATTTTCAAGTTCTACACCTGAACCCATTGTTGATACCATACGATCAACACACTCAGCATAATCACCATTAGTATCCACAATACATTGTGCTACCTCATTAGTATCATCCTCTAATGGTACATCAAATGTAACTTGAAATTGGTCGCTAAAGTCCTGATAATCTATCACTTTAACAGGACATTGATTCAACCACTCTTGAAACTCTTGATACTTAGTCATTGGTGTTCTCCATTGATTGTAAACGGTCAAATACATTTTCTACCTCAATAGGTAACTCATCTATTATATCCATATCCCTGAGTAAATCATAGAGTTTAACCATTTGATACAATTCATCATTGTTGAGTCGTAACATTCTTGCCATTACTAATCTTCTCCAAATTGGTTTACAATAATGTCCTCTAATTCTGATAGTCTGTCATCATCAATTAGGGAAAGATAGTCAACTAAAATCTCATTTAGTAGATTTTCTTTTGATTGTGTAGATGCAAAAGATAATAGATTGTCTATTATCTCTGACTTGAGATTTAATACTTTTGACATTATGTTAACCACTTTTCATCAGTTGTTTCTAATAGTTTACCTACCTTATAATCATATCCTTCACAATACTCAACCTCTTCATAATGTTTGCAATGTTCAAAATCAGATGCAATTCTTTTTGCTTCAGTTTTATTATCTGCACCAACTGTTACTGAATAGTAAACAATTTTCTTTGCCTCAAATGTGTAACTGTTTAATAATCCGTTAGACATGATTAACCTCCTTGAGTGTAAAATTGTGCGGTAGTATCAGTATAAGAATCTCTTAATTCTTTTGAAATTCCTGGAACTTTAACTTTAAACTCCCAGTATTTTGTCTTAGGGTCGTAGTCTAATTTGTTGGTTATGTTATTACCAAATGGGCAAGTGTCTAACCACTCGTTTAAGATTACGAATTTATCTTTAGATTTAGTCATTAGAATTTACCTCCATTGTTGTTAACATCAAGGACAGTTTCATTGGTTACATTATCAACTAACTCATCATATAAACACTCCTCATAATTATCAATCTCTTCCTTCAATTCAATATCACTACAAACTTCATAATATTCCACCATATTTTCAGTTACAATACTAACAAGTGTTTTCATATCCATTCCATCAACAACTATTTCAACCCATTGTTCAATGAGTTCATTTCTTTGAAGATTAGTTAATTGAGGATGCTTGATGATTGTTTTAGAATCCATTTCAGAATTAGTGGCGTTAGGGTTTGCTTTTTGAGAATAAGTCATTACATATAGGATGTAAGTGGATGTAAAGTCTTAGTAGTGTATTCACACTTGTAACCAACTTTCTCATACAAGTGCTTAGGGTTTCTTGCATACCATAAACCGATATGCTCACCTGATAGAACCAAGTACATTGTTTCCTTCATTGAGAACTCCGTTGGTGATGTACTTATTATAGTGGCATCATAACCACTACGCAATGATGGGTGGACAGTTATCTAACTGTCACTGTTCCCACCATAGTGCATTGAATTGTGCTATGTTTAAATATTCATCATCGTGCCATCTTTCTATATCTTCAGGGGTTGTTCCATCAGGGCAGAAAATAAACTCTTCACAGAAATACTCTGCACTAATGCCGCCAAGACGGTCACACGCCTGAAGAACCTCATCACAATCATCAGCAGTCATACCCATTTCATCAACTAAGAAGTCAATGTCGACAAAGATTTGATTAGAAGAAGTGTTCATGATGCTAGATCCCATAGTGTTTCAAATGATTCAATCCATCTTACCTGAGAATCGGTAAGTTCAGACTTGTTTTGCTCATCAGCAGAAACATAGGGTAGACTATGTTTGGTGCAATACTGTTCATAAACCTCAACTAAGAGATCTATTTCATCAAAGACTTGCATAGGGAACCTCTTTGGTATGTACTTATTATAATGGTAGCAATGCCTTACTGCTACTCTTTTGGGACACTTTACGAACTGGCACATCAAGTGTTTCCATTATAATCTGCTTAGGTAGCATATTCCAGCAATAGTAACTACTACTGAATGTGATCTTATTATTATCTCTACCATCAGGACTAATAAACTTCATACGCTTATCAAACATAAGCAACTGTAAATCCCTATCTTTAAACAATTTTGCGGGTGCTGAATCATTTAACCAAGTATTTGTCATTATTAATGCAAACGGTTTATTAAATGATAATGCACGTTCAAAATACTTTCTTTTATTAGTAAATGGTGGATTAGATACCATTACATCCCACTCAAATGGTTCATACTCAAAGAAATCTCTTCCAGTACCAATATGAGAGTATGTAACCTCATTCTGCTTTTGTATTTGTTTTACAAACTCACTCTCTTGAGTATCAAAAGGACACCATACAATAGCATCTTTTGGAATATACTTAAGGATAGGTTTTACACCATAATCAGGTGTGTAACATTCATCGTTACTACCACCTGAGTACATAAGTTCTTTAGAATCCATAATTAACCGATAATGCAAGTACCAACAGATTGAATCTCTCTCTTAGATATTGTAACACCAATTCTAGGATCTTTGGCATTACCTGATCTTTTCTTAGGATATTGTTTCTTTGCTTTTGGTAATACAATATTTAAAACATCCTCACACCTTAATCTCCATACTTCCTTCACTATAGATCCCTCATAACGTGCATAGTAATGGTTCTTATACTTACCTATCTTATCCTCAATCAAGTATCTCTCTTGCTCTTCCCAAGTATCCTGAACACTAATGCCATTATAGGTTGCATTGATCCTATTGGCAATGGTAGATTTGTACTCACATCCACCATCCTCATCAAATGCGTCCGCACCTGAATAATCATCAGCAATCTTATGACCTAAGATCCCTGCTAAATGAATCTCTCTTGACCTCGCATAAGAGAATGGATCACCCCATCCTTGAACTTCACATAGAGCATATAACTGCTCATATAACGATTGATACTTTTCTTCAGGGGTCATAGCATCCTTTGTTGTTATACCTATTATAACCGATTATAAGGGTATTTCACTAGCCCCTGTGACACTTGTCAAACTGTCCTATTTCTTCTTGTTTTGGAAGAATGATATTATATCATCAATAGCACCTGTGTTTCTATATCTTACATCAGGGGTGCTTGTTAGTATTATTCTACTCGCTATCTCAATAATCAAATCTGAAGATATGCCACTATCAAAAGTACAAGTACCATCTTCATTTTTATTACCCAATTTCTCACAGACTGCATCACCTATCACTTCAAGATAGAAATCTCTTAGTCGATCATCATCATTAATGTAATCAATAACATCTTCTACTAAGGTGTCAGCAAGTTTGCTGATAGTTTTTTCAGAGAGTTGGGACATAATAATCAGTTGGATAGTGTAATGTTAGCATATCTGGCAGATTCCTCCACCTTTACTTCGATTTCCTCATAAATGTGGGAAAAATCCCATCCTCGCTTAATATCATTAGCAATGAACGCTATTTGTTCATCACAGATACCTAATTGAAGATCTTCTATTGCTTCAGTAAGATTGATTGTTAGTTTTACTGGTTCCATTAGCGTTGCTCCACACTCCAATGTAATTTATCAATGTCAGTATGACAATGTTGACAAGAAATTGCAGACCAACTAAAATGATAAACTTTAGATACAGATTTGCAGTTGGGACACATAATATGTTTACCCCACTTACCTGCCCTAACACGCTTTGTGATAGGTTTGAATGACATTGTGGTTGTAATCACTTGTTTACCTCAGATAGGAAAGTTTCAACTA